AAATTTTATTCATTTATAAATCCACATTTATCAAATACATTAAAGTTAAATATGAATTTCAATAAATACAAAATAATTAAATTCACTAGAAAGATAGAAACTAATTGTATAAATGCTTTCAATTTTACTTTATATTTGTCTTTCATATTTTTTGTAAAAGAGTCTAGCCAATCATTTAAAAAATCATCTAAGAAAAAAACAACGGTAATTACAAAAGAAGTTATTATACTTTGTATAATAAATAATTTATGTATACTATGATGTTTTTGTTTCATGTATATATTAGAATTACATAAAAGATATTGAGTATATATAATTTATTAAATTATATAGTTTAGTATTAGTTATAAAAATAAAATGAACTCATGGGATACATCTATTTCCAAAATTATTTCAAAATCACGAAATAAAACTACATTATCTTTATTTAATTTTATCACCAGAACGAAAGATTATATTTATATTATGCCTAACTTATATTTAGGAAATGTAAATGCTTCATCTAATCTAGAATTTCTAGAAAGTCATAAAATTCAAGCAGTTGTCAATTGTAGTAAAGATATACCCTATCATTCCTATTTTCATGAAAAAAGTAAATATAGAATTGCTGTAGAAGATAATAAAGAACCTGAAAATATTAATTTATTTGAAGAAGAAGTGTTCGATGCCTTAAAATTTATTGACTTACATATTAATAATGATCAAGCTGTTTTAGTGCATTGTTATTATGGATTAATGCGATCAGCAACAGTCATTGCTTGCTATTTGTTAATTAAATATAAAATGTCCATAGAAGATGCAATTCATTTTTTACAGAAAAAAAATGGACTAACTTTTCATAGTAGTTATAATTTTGAAGAAATTGTTTTACGTGTCTATAATCGATTTCATCATTTATTTAATAAATAATTACACTTTTGATGAATTGTTCCATTTGAAAATTATTGGAAATATTATTTCCTAAATGATAATAACAACATGCACTTTGTTTCTTTTTGATTAACTGATGGGCTTGTTTTAATAAACCAGTGTAACTATAAATTTGACTTAATAAATACCCAAAATTAGATAAAAAAGGCTTGCGTAATGTTATATAATTATAAAATAATACTAATTCAATATTATTCATAGTAATGGAATCCTTGTTTTTTAGTATCCATCGAATTTTGTAAGGCATGCCAAATTTAGAAGATCGATATAATCGATTATAATTGGCTAAAGTATTGAAATAAAATTCAGTCACTTGTTTCAATAAAGTTGGATTTTTTTTGAACTGATTTATTAGTCCAGGCTTGTTTCGATTTATAACAGCTTCGTAGAAAGGATCTGGAATAATTTGTTCATCATAATATTTAGATGAATTTAATGGTTTTTGTGAACAATTGAAGTTAAATACCCAGTCGCTATCCATGTATTTCTACTATATAACAATATAATTAAATAGAAAAATATGTAAGAAATTTTTCAAATTAATTATAAAATAAATAAATAAGTTATCTACAATAAAAAATATTTGTATAAATTATAGAAAATGGCAAATTTAGGACAAATATTTTTAGCTGAATTAATTGGAACGTTTATCTTTTTAGGCGTTATTATGCACGTTGTCTCAAAAAAAGAAGATATGGCATGGATTAAAATTGGCTTGGCACTTGCAGTTGCTATTTTATTATTAGGAAGTGTAAGTGGAGGTAAATATAATCCCGCTGTTTCCTTCATGTTTTTCGTTGCAAATAAAACAACTATTTCTCAATTTATTATTGAAATTATTGCGCAAATCATTGGAGCACTTGCTGCTTTAGGATTGTATTATGGTGTAATTAATTAATTGTAATATTTTATTCAAATTCAAATTATATATTTAAATTTGAAAACTTTTAAAAATTTCAAAGCATTTAAAAATTTAAATATATATTAATAATAAAGAAAACTATGAATAGTGATTCTGATTCAGATAGTGATTACTATCCACCAAAACGTTCTTTTAAAAAACCTAGAAGAAATAGTGAAACAGATAGTATTGATTATAAGATTAAGCAAAGATGCAGAAGTGATTCTTTTTTCAAAAGTCAAACAAAAGAAGCACAGCTTGATTATATTAATAAAGAAAATGAAGTATATAACTTTCTAGATGATACAGTTCCTTTACGATATAAAATATTAAATTCTTCTTTATCAATAAATATTAAATCTATAATTATTAATAAAATTGATATTTTTGGAAATATGAGCACTGATGATAATGAATATACAAAATTAAGTAAATGGATGAATGGATTGTCCAAAATTCCCTTTGACACTTATATGAGATTACCTATCTCTATTAGTGATGGAAATGCAAAAATTCAAAAATTTCTATTACAATCTTTCACTATTTTAAAAGAAACTATTTATGGGCAAAATGAAGCTAAGAATAAAATTATGCAGATTTTAGCACAATGGATATCAAACCCTAATTCACAAGGTCAAGTCATTGCACTGGAAGGTCCAGCTGGCGTGGGGAAAACAAGTTTAATTAAAAATGGTGTTTCGCGGGTTCTTCAGCGACCTTTTTGTTTCTATGCTTTGGGAGGGGCATATGATGCCAGTTTATTAGAAGGACATGCGATTACTTATGAAGGGTCCACCTGGGGACGAATGTGTGAAATGCTCATGGAAAGTCGTGTTATGAATCCAATAATTTTTTTTGATGAATTAGATAAAATTAGTGTGAGTGATAAAGGAAATGATATTAATGGACTCATGATTCATTTAACTGATCCTACGCAAAATAGTATTTATCAGGATAAATATTTTTCAGGAATTCAATTGGATTTTTCCAAAGCTATTTTCTTTTTTTCTTATAATGATGCTTCACAAGTAAATAAAATATTAAAAGATAGATTAACCGTGATTAAATTTCATGGTTACAGTATTTACGAAAAAATTGAAATTATTCAAAAATATTTATTAGAAGATTTACTGGAAAATGTGGGACTGGAAAGAAATGACGTGTCAATTAAAGATGATGTTATTTTTCACATTTTAGAAACTTATTGTAATAATGAAGAAGGTATGCGTGATTCAAAACGTGTAATTGAAGAATTATTATTACGAATTAATTTATTAAAACTATTACAAACTAATGGAAATAGTTCAAAAAAAAATAATATAAATAAAAAATTAGAAATTGATTATACTATTCCTAACTTAGAGTTCCCATTAGATTTATCCAAAGAACATGTTTCTAATTTATTAAAAAATTATCGATAATTTATTTATAAGCAATAGACTAATAAAATACTCAATACTAACATAATATAACTTTGACATGTTCCCATAATAATAAATAACGATTGAAATATACTTTCTTCTTGCATAACATTATTTTTATTTACTCCTTCCAACATATAATACAATATCATTTTATCTTTTATAAAATTTTTCATGAAGAAACTTCCACTTGAAAAAGATACCACTAAATTATCAATATCAATTAAAAATTGTCCAGTTAAACAATTTAAAATTAAATCAGTGACTGTATTATTTTCAATAAAAAGAGTATACGTAAAAAAAGGTATGATTAATAAACATAGATTATTAATAACCCAACTAGATATAGTATAATATTTATTTTTCAATATATGAACATTTTCATACTGAGAACATACAAAATACATCTCATCCCAAATATTTGAATATTGTGCATATAAAATTAAATAATAGCAGAAGGAAAATAATTTCGTAATTTTATTGGAACGGTTGGGGCAAAAATCATTTTCTTCTTGGGCAAAATAATCAGCTATATAATATAAAGGTCCAATAATTTGAGTAGAAAAACAAATAACTGAAAAAAAAGGAAACCAAATATTAAGACTAAGAAGATCTTGTGCGTACAAAAGACATCTATTTGTTTTTATTTTCGTGATATTATAAAAATCTTTTTCATAATCATAAATATAATCTCTAAATCCTGTTAATATATAAATATCAGGAAGACGAAGTTCATTCTGCTCTTCATTCAATATTTTATCAATAAAAAATTAATCTCCTGTTTTACCGCTTTTAATCCATAATTATGGAAATAAACAAATTGATAATCAATTAAGTTTAGTTCATCGCTTTGATAAAGCCATGATTTTTCAATGCCTCCAGATATAACAAACTGCCGAAACCACCGTGGTTTATAAAGTATTCCATCATTTATAAAATCAATTAGATTATTGACTAATTCAATCGATGCAGTGATGATATCATGTTCTCCCTTTCCTCCTTCAATTTGATGAATTAAATTTAATTTATCTTTTGTAAATTCTACAACTTCATTTATCCATTCTTCTTTTTTTTGATCAAATAAATCAATATTCTCATTTAATTCTTCACGATCTTTGAAGAAATCATTTTTTACTAATAATATCGAAATATGTTTACGTTTTTTTTTTTCATTATCTTGGAATACATTACCCATAATTAAGTCTTGAACTCGGGAACAAGCACATAAATCATAAAACCATCCAAAAAAAAAGAAATATATAATACAAGCCATTATGCTTTTTTTAAAAATTTTCCACAATGATAACGATTTAGATTTTTCATAATTACGATTATAATTTTGAAAAGAATTATATTTATTTTTAGAATTTCTTTCTAATATATAATTTTCGTCAGATGGAAATACAGAAGAAAAGTCCTCTGTTTTCTGAAATATAGAATCATTTAAATCACTGTTACTATTTTCGTCTTCAATGTCTTTATTTTTTATATGCTGATTCTTTGATAACGTTAATGAAGGAGTAAGTATTAAAGATCGACAAACTGTCATTTCATTAGATAATGGACGATTTAATTTTTGAATTTGTTCTCTTATTTTTAATAAATTTTGATCTACATTTTGTTCATTATCTCCTACATCATTTTTTATTTCGTTATTCACTAATATAGGAGGGTCACTATACATTTTCTGCTTCACAATAGTAATAACGGGATCATTATGATAAATATCATTTTCTTTATCATAACTATAATAATCGGTTAATTTTT